AACATCGCCTTGTGCAGTGACGTTAACCTGCGTGGCTACAACTGTGCTTGGTGTGGTTGCACCAACAGAACCATTTAATGGGCCAGAAAAACCTGCTGCAGTTAAAACAGTACCGTTAAAGGTCAAGTTAGCAGAACCTGCCAAGTTACCAGAACTATTGAACTGAACCTGTGTATCAGAGCCGCCAGCCGATGCGCCTACGCGCACGTAGTCTGTACCGTTGAACGCCACCAAAGCTTTGTCGCCTACGGCAATCGTGACACCTGTTTGGCCACTTGCTTTGATTGTGACTGAACCGCCCGTAGCGTTGTTAAGCACCACATAGGTTTTGCTATAACTTGCGCCGCTTGGAGCTGTGATAACTTTTGTTGTGGTCAAAGTGCCTGTGACTTTGATAATCGCGTACTGCGCGGTGGTCGAGCCAATGTTTGTAGCAGCGTCATTGCCTATGGTATTTACCAGATTAACCGCCCCGTCACCATTGAGTGTCAATGTACCGGCAATAGCAATGTCTGTGTATTCGGTCCTACCGTTATTAACAGTGTTACCCCACGTACCCGAAAGCGTGCCTTGCGTGGGGGTTACTAAACTTAGATTAGGTGTTTGCGCTGCCATATTCGTTCCTTACGAAGTATTTATATTTTGCCAAACTGTTGACTGTTTGTCATCAATTAATTTCCAGTAAACAGCCACTACATTTCCAACACTGCCTGTTGCCCCGTTGCCCGTCAAACCAAACGTCCTAGGCGTGCCCATTGTTCCTACGGCACCTGTTGAACCTATGCCAGACAATCCAACCGCTATTCCGTAGGTTACGGTTCCAACAGAAGCCACCGCTTGGTTAGAGTTTAGCGGCACAATCGGCCCACCAACCAAACCTTGCGCAACGTTACCTGTTATTCCTAGCGTATTTGTAGCTACAACTGTACCTACATCCCCAATTGCCCCAATACCCGTCAGCGCTTTAGTAGCCGCATTTACTACAGACCCAACTTCACCAGAAGCTGCTACCCCTGTTAGCGCAAATGACAGGCCACCGGTTGAAATACTACCAACCTCGCCCGTAGCGCCTACGCCAGTAATCCCAAACCCGTAACCAAACCCTACATTAGAGCCGCCCCAAACTCCGCTACCCCAAGTATCACCACCCCAAGGGGTACCATTTAAACCTGTCGCACTGACTCCCGTAAGCGCCAAACTAACGTCGTTAGTACCCCATGCGCCGTCGCCCCATGCTTCGGAACCCCATGCGACAGACATATACTACCTTTAAGATGTAGCGATACGCAACAACGCAGCAGCGGTGGTATTAGCAGGCATAGTCAGTGTGAACGTACCAGCGGTAATTGTTTGCGCACCAAAAGTATGAACACTGACAGCCTTGTTACTCTGAGTAGAGTTGTAAATAAACACTGTATCAAATGCGGTTGTCAAAGTCACGGTTGTATACGTGATTGAAGCCGTAGGCGTTGTAAATGCGGTGCCAGCGGTTACAGTGCTATTAGTAGCAATTGGCACATTCCATGCAGGTGAACCCGTAATTGTCACGCCCCCAGCTGTATAGTTTGTACCGGTTACTTCACCAGTAGACGAATACACGGTTGTTGATGCGTTTAACGTAGCGGACTGCAAATACAGCGCTGCTTTAAAAACGTCGGGAGTTGTAACTGCGCGAATAGGGGCAGTTCCAAAATTGTGTGTGGCAGTAAGAATTTCGCCTAGGAACGAAGTGCACATTGCTTGTGTATTTGCCATGATGTTTCCTTATGTAAGAGATGCTGCTTCAGCAGCAATTGGGGGCGCTTGCTTTAGAGCGACATGGGCCGACCGATGCACCAACTCGCCGTCCAACCAATACTCCACCCATGTGGTTGTTTCGTTGTCATTATCCAATGAACCTTCACGCTTTTCAAGCAATGATTCGTCCATCTCACCTTTGGTTGTGGTAATCAATTTGAACTCCTAATTAACGAAGTGGTTGGGCCATTTACCGGCATTGTGATTGTAAACGTAGTCGTAGATGTTTTGTCTGAACCAAAGTCCAGTACAGCTATAGATGGCTTACCGGCAACGGTATCGTTGTAAATCAACGCGCATCTTGCGGTGATTGCGCCTGTCCAAGAAATGTTTGGAAAGCCCACGTAAGCTGTGTACCCAGAAGACGACACTGTGATGGGTGTTAACTGCGCCCCACCAAGCGAATATGTACCGGTAGCGGGCACTTCATTAGTCGAACTGTACACAGTCGTGTTTTCATTTAAATCTGCAGAAGCTGTATACAGTGCAATCTTAATTACGTCAGTCGTCAGGTCATGAATACCTTGATACAACTGCGCTTTAAAGCTGGTAGTCTGGGTTTGAACAATAGCCATCAGGTCACCGCCTGTCTATATTGACCAGAACGGTAAGCGTCTTGACGCTCCATACCATCACCCAAACGTTTAGCCAATGCAAGTGCTTCTTGGTATTTGCCGTTGTAGAGCGCCATCATGTCTTGCTCACCCTTCATGTAGGTGTAAGCCTCAACCAACGAGCCGTACAAAAGTACAGAGTCAAAGTTATCACCCAACCATGTTTGGCCGTCTACGGCCACTGTAATGGACTCGGGGTAGTAGTAATAGTGCAACTCAACACCGTAGCTTGCATCGGCTGTCGGGCCAATTATGAACGAAAGCTCGTCATAGATTGTAGAACTTAATACCGTAGGGCCAAACAGCGCATAGTACTTAGGCGTACCTTTATCTGTTGGTTGTGGGTATGCTTGACGAATAAAGTTAACATCTTTGTTAAGCAAATACTCGTAGTTGCCGTTACCGTCAATGACCGCCATTGAATACACCGCCAAGAAGTCAAGGGGGCAATCTAAATACTTTGTGTTTATTGCAATGGTGCTTGTCACGTTCTTGCGGATAGACGGGAACTGAACCGAGTTGTAAATACGCTGCTCAGCCTGCGTAACGAACACAGGGATATTAGCCACGAAATCTGCTTCCGTGTTCTCCGTGTACGCCTGAATAGCAGCGCTGAGTGCGGCGTAATTCATGCCATCGGGCCTCGTGCCATCAAGCCTTTAGTTGCTGCACCTGTGCCGCGAACTTTGATGCCTGAAGTTTTAGTTTCATTCTGGCCGTTGTTGTAGTTACCAACACTCATTTTCATAGTGCTAAGGCTACTGATGCTGGAATCTTTGCCGGGGTTAGTCGACATTACCAGAGGCTTACCATTCATTTTATGCGGTGCAGCATAAGTAGCGGCGTCGCCAACTTCTTTACCCATAACTTTTTTGCTAAATTTGGCCATGTCATTTCCCCTGATTTGCGGCGCGAGACAGGTTACGTCCTAAGCGCATGCGGTCATCGGTTGTAGGGCCACCAGCTTTAAGCTTTGTAGGCTTCTTGCCGGGGTGCATGTTTTTCTCGTGCTTACCGACAGCAGATTTAATCATCTTCTTGTCTTGAGCTAAATCTTTCTTGTCCATATTAGACTCCTTAATTTACTGTTACCGTAACTGTACCAACAAATGCCGTTGCCACCAAGTAGTTTGGCGTTAACTCTGTATCAAAATTACTGGCTCCGCCTACCGGTGCCCAGCCCCACTGAATGTCTCGTGACCCACCCGTTGGATTGCCATTAGTGTTTATGCCCGCTGCAATATAGGTTGAATCATTACGAGGATTACGCACAGCTTGCGGGTCATCCACTGGATACATACCTAATTGCAGTTGCGGCTGATCGGGATCCCAGCACTCGGGGCAAACCAACAAGTCGTAATTCTTTGTCTTAATAATCTCTTTACGAAGCAATTTTAATTTGTATTGCTGGCCACAGCGATCGCACATGGCGATACTGTTCTTACCGGAAGCAAACCTATTGCCCATTAAGTGCCACCACCAATAAACTGTTGTCTAGGTACAAAGCGAATAGCCGCCTTCTCGCGGTCTTCCGATGCGGCTAATTCCCAAGCTTCGTCATACTGCTGTTTCAATACTGGCAAACGCTCAGCGCCACCGGCAATCTTCAACGCTAAATAGTACGAAAGGCCAGCGGCCAAACAAGGAATAAATCTAAACGGTACGTCCATTACGTTCACGCCACCACCCGCGTCTTGCGTGCGGCGTAAGCGCCAGTAAACAAATGTGTACTGCTGTGACCCATCAGGAGTTGGCCAAACTGTAATAGCTGGAACCTGCGCCCAGTACACAGCAGCGGCAGCGGTATGGCCCACAGCAATTGTTTCTTGCTGACCACGGGAGCAGTTAAACAGCGTGCCAGAGTTGGCGTTTGTGTTCTGCGTGATGTAACCGTAATTGATGATCTCGTCATCAATCTTAATAAAGCCAGTAGCGGGTAAACCCCGTACGTCATTCAACACAATTGATGTGCTGGTAGCCGTAATCGTCGTTGTGAGCGTAGCGGCAATTGGGGTATTTTGACCGTTATACCGTTGAATCCAGACTTGAATTGGTCTGGCTTGCTGAATCTTGTTGGGGATCGTAGCGTACGTAGAAACACTAATACGTGTGATTGTTAAGTCGGCCTGTGTATTAGCTGCGTTAGGCTGTGTACGGATAACGTGCTCAATTAGATCAACCGTGTTGTCTGGTAAAGCGTACGTATTCTGGCCCTGAACAAGAGTGATCTCACCCTGCTCTATAGTCCACATATTGATACCGCGATTGGCCCAATCTGCAAACATGATGTTCAAGCTACGACGGGCAGTACGCAAGTCATACCCAGTGCGCAGCTCACCACCAGCGCGTTCAAACGCCTCCTCAACCAATTCGTCGAGTTGGAGATTAAAACCTGATGCGCCAGAAGTGGTTGCCATTATCTAAATCCTGCAGTTTTCTTCGCAATTGTTTTTGGTTGTGCTACGAATTGTTTTCCGGCTTTTTTGCCAGCACGTTTCGCACGCGTTGTTGCAGCATACTCACTTGGACTGAGACTTTTAATCGCAGCAGAAGGAAGGTATCTTTCACCTGTGTCAGAAGAT